ACTGATCGGTTGTGGCAGGTTTACTTTATTGTTAAGCTTTTCTCTGGACAGCTTTCAACTTTGATTGGAGCTGGTGGTTTGGGCAATGATACCCAAATTGCAAAAAATACTTATTCAAACGCAGAATTTCTGTCCATGTATTCAGAATTTTCCGATATTAGTAAGGCTATTATCAATAATTATATCATCGGAGCAAATAAGAGAATCCAAGACGTCCTTGACGGTGTTCCAGACGCACCTTTACCAGTGCAGTTTACAGAGCTTGGAATCACTCCAGAGCTCTTCACTCTTCCTGAAATGTTAAGATTCTTTTATTGGATTAACTTTCTTTTCGCCAGTCAACCCGCTGAATATAATAACCAACTTTCATCTCTTCATCAATTGGAAAATTTGGTCGATATTGATGGGAAAACTTTGTCTGAGGCAAAAACAATTTTAAGTGATCTGTATGACATGAGGAAAAAACGTTCATATGGTGTTGCACAAGAAAATGTTTCCACAAGTGAGATTGCATGCAGCCAAAAAAGGGTAGCTCAATTGGCAGCTCAAAAATCTGTTAAAATGACAGCTCAAAAATCTGTTAAAATGACAGCTCAAAAATCTGTTAATGTATCTTCAAAGCGTTCTGTCAAAGATGTTATTGAAGAGGAGAAAGAGTTAGAAGAATATAGAAAATCTTTAGCTGTGGGAAGACTCGGTAGCAATGGTTTTGCTGTTGGTCCTAAGCTTACCAAGGAAGGAAAACCAATGATGGGAGGTGGCCCCCAAGCCTTTCTTACAAGTGCACCCAGCATTTGGACATTCTTTCAATTGAAGAATGACGAATTGAAGTTTAACTTCCAAGGTTATTTCTGGCCTGGATGCCTTTTTTCTACTGGTTGTCATACAAACGACAACTATACCTTTACTTCCACCATCCTCGTCGCCGCAGTCCCTGGTTTACCAGCTCTTCTTCAAGACCCCCGTCATGATAAAAAGTTGAGATCAGTAGATATTCAAGTTAGAGGAGAAGCCCCGGTTAGTGTAGATGTTTACGGTAGCGAAAAATATTCTGGATTTGTAACTACACAAAATTGTACATCAACACTCTGGGAGGGCCCCCGTTCAATAGTTAGAAGAAATCTAGATTATATGCAAGACCTTAAAGGTATAGATACTTTCAATCTTTTACAATTTTCTAGATCTTTAGAGGAATTTGAAGCTACAATCAAAGGACCAGGCTGGACTACAATTCTGGGTTTAACATGGGTTGGTCATGATAATAAATGTAATATTTTTGCTTACGATACAGCTGGTTGGTATGATTTTAACACAACATCTGATCTCTATCCTCAAAATATTTTGGGAAACCCTGTTCCACAAAATACTCAACGTCAATCAGGCCAATTTATTAAAAACCCTAAGCAAGGCTACATTACCTGCTGGAATGGGGCATTAAGTCAAAATTTACCAAGTGTATACAGCGATGCCGAGTCAGCTAGAGTGGAATGGATTGAAAAATCAATTAAGGATATTTTAGCTACTCGTAAAATCACTTACAGTGATATGGAAAAAATACGTTTCAATCTAGGTAATGGTAATAGTGGAGCAACAGTTCCTTATACAAATACTGGGCAAAATTATAGCGCAGATTGTTTCCACAACTTATTTAAAACAAGGTTTTTACAAGCTATCGATTCTATCCCACCAACAGCGAACACTGTTTTGGCTCATTCGCTTCTTGATAATTTCGAGGGGGGTTTTGTAGAAGGGGATGAATATGATATCATAAATTCCCCTGACATAAGTGACTCTTGGATATTAGCCCAAAATTGGGTATTTGAATTTCAGAAATCTGTTGTTGAGCCCACTTTCAGTGCTGCTTATCCGTTTTTTCCTGCTTCCACTAGAAATTCGTCACTAGGCAGTTTTTACAACAGACAAGTCCTTGGATTAATGGCTCGTTTACTCGGAACTGGTCAAGTATACAATCCTGTATTTTACCCAGATTGGTTGTCCAATACGGGAAAAAACTTAAATGACCTAATTATCGAAGCTCTAGACACTGCAGTTTCTTTCTTAGGTCCCAGGCCTTGGGGAGAAAACGGTAGACCTCGTGTTACATACAGCGATTACGGTGGTATTGTTGGGCCATTACAATTCAATCAAAACAAACCTTTGATTTCTAACCGCTCTGCTTTCTACTTATATACATCTCAGGGTAAAAAGAACTCTGTAGTTATAGACACCGTAAACCAGATTGGTCAAAATGGTTTGGTAGTGAAAGAAGGAGATAATTATATTTTAGTAGACAGTGCGCAACAAGACATGTATCTCCGTTATGCAGGAATCACACAACCAGCAAATTTTCCTTATAAATAAAATTAAGAATAAATAATTGATATATTTAAAATATATCAATTTATAACTATTTTTTTAATTAATTTTTGTTTCTAGGTTTCTAGATTTTTATTTGTTATTTTTAATTAAATTCAATAGATGTTCTCTCGGTTTAATTTGAATGGATTTAATGTTATCAATACATCCAACCGACAAAACATGATCTTCTGAATCATCGATAAACATAGATATTTTTGTATCTGATCTCACTAAAGAATTAAACCAATATTTACTTCCTATTTCAGTAAAAGAATTTCTATTCTCATTTTTAGGTGATCCTCTCTTAAATACCAACACACCAAACTGTATTTGATTATTTTTAATTCTTTCCATAATTTCTTCTCTAGCATCTAGTCTAGTAACAGTTAAACAACCAACATAACTAACACAACACGCATTTTTAACTGGTAATTTAGTATTTGATGATATAGTATCCAAGGTCTTATGTAAATCTAGACGTAAATCTGATTTTAAAGTTTTTAATAATTTTTCAGCATCATCCAATTGTTCTATTGCGTATATTGAAAATGAATCGCCGATAATGAATTCCAATATATCATCTTGACGTTGTTTCCTACATTCTTTACAATATGCGATTGGTACTCTACTTTTTCCGGAGGTTTGATATTCAGAATCACAATGTGCACATTCAGCTGTGACGAGGTTCTGTTTTTTCTGTTGATTATTATTTTGTTTATTATTTTGTTTATCTTGGTTCTTTTGATTTGGGTGCAATTCTTTGATCTTTTGACTGATTTTTTTGCATTCATCTATTAATAACTTCTTCTTTTCAGAGTTATTGGTAGATAATCTGATCTGATCTGTTAACAAATCTTTTTGTTTGGTCAGTTCATCCAATTCAGTCAGTTCAGTAGGTGATGACATCTTTTTATTTTAATTTTAACAAAAATTAAAATAAACACTTTTATATATTTTAAAAATATATAAAAATTTAACGCTTGGATGACCATCTGACACGAATCCTCGTGTGGTGGAACAGTGCTCCATCCAATTCTTTCATCGCAGTTCGAGCATCCTCTTCTGTCTTGAATGTTCAGAGCTAACTGAAGAGTCGGTGATTGATATTACAATAACTATTCCATCTGAATGGAAATCTTATGATCTAATTATTACGGGAGAAATCTATGCAGACAATTTAGATTCGAACTGTGGTGTGGTAATGAGCTTCAAACGCAATGTTGTGAGTGGGGAAATAATTGGTGCACAATTTATTGGTCATAATGGAACGTCCGTTCTAGAGGGAGTAGGGTTTTCGGGATTTCATAAGGAAATTATAAATGACCTAACAGAAACTGGAAAGATAAAGTATTGTTTATGCGTTAAGGCAGTAGATACTTCGGCTGATCGATTGTGTCAAGTTACAATCATTAATAGATACATTCATCTTCAAGCTGTTAGACAAAGTTAATCATATAGTAGTTTATTATATGATTAAGACAAATATTGTCGATAATTTTATTAATTGGTTTTGAGATTAGTTAGCATAATTTCTCTAACCGAATTCACACCCTCTGAAACATCGGTAATTGTAATGGGTTCATCAATGATGATCTTGATGGTAGCATAATCACATACACCTCTTTTGCATCCGTCGTAAGTTCCGATTAAGGTTATAGATACTATTTCCTTATCAGTAGACTTTGCCACTCTGAAAGCCCCGGTTTTGAAAGTTAAGAGGGATTTAGGATCTTTCCCTCTCGTACCTTCAGGATAAAATAAAATATTATTACCTTCTTTTATACGTTTCTCTGATAGTGTAATAACATTCCTTTTTGATTCATCCGATGATGAATCTATTGTTATATGACCTGCCAATAGACATAACCATCCAAATCCTGGCATATAGGACCATTTCTTTTTCCATGTATAGATGATATCAAAAGGTAACATAGCGGTAAACAATGTATCAACGATAGATATATGATTAGATACTATAATATATGGTCCATTATTTTTAATTTTCCTATTATCTTGATATTCAACTTTCCAAAATCCTATTATTTTCATCATGGTATTTGGTAATCTAGCAATTAATAGAGTTATCAAACGTCGTGCCCACCTATCAGATTTACCAAAAAGTTTTCCTGGAATAATAATAATCATTGCTAATATATTTCCCACAACTACCCAGAACCAAAAATAAACAGTAACTACAGCTTTTCTGATTTTATCTATCATATCAACAATTTTTAATATGATGTTTTGAACGATCTATTACTCAATTATTCGGGGGGTTTTCTGGATTAAACTTTTTGGAAATATTACCATTGTCACATAAGCCATTTGTTAGATCTTGATTTATTTCAGAGGTATCACCTTCTGAATTATCATCCGATGGAGGCAAGGGGTCTAGGTATGTTCCATATAATCGATCGAATATAGTGATAGTCCCATAATTTGACTTGAAAGTTTCGTGATGGATATCGTGTGATCCATCCATTAACCATCCTAATCTAAATCCAGAATGTGTAAATGTACTATTAAGTGATACCAATCCGAACCAAATATACAAATAGGGGGGCGGAATGTTTAACATTATTGGACCCAAACTCACAGCAAATAAATTACAAAACACGGCTTCATATCCAGTACAATACATAGCTGTTAGAGCATAAGGATATCTAAATTCATGATGTCGTTTGTGAAATTTTACATATAATTGTTGATGGTGGAGCATTAAATGAACATGATAAAACCATATCTCAGTAATTAAATTACATAACAATAATCTAATTATTATATTAAAACTGGTTTCTAATCGAAGAGGTATATAGAAGATAAATATTGACCCTAAAAAAGTCCATACCATATTCTGCCATAGACAATTTAATACTTTGAGTAATTTTTTGACTGGTCTAATTTGTCTCCCCTTCCAACTTAAATAGATTCCACTAACCCAATATACCAACCAAAAAACTAACCATGAATACATTGCATTTTCAAAGGTCAATTCTGACATAATCGTCTTTTTTGTAATCAAACTAATTAAAATCGTCTGATCAATATTGATCGATAGGTACCGTCTTTGAAAGAAATAGTGATTATAATTTTAATGAAATAAAATCATTAAAATGAAAGTAGGAGAACAAGTAGTATATTTTGATGATAACGATATAGAAAGAATATGCGAGATTTTTAAAGTCAACACCTATAAGAATCCCAAAACCGGGGATGATTGTTATAGTTACGATATTTTATATCCTGAAAGAAACGTTCCTTTTGAATCGATATTTACTGTCGAGGGAAAACAAATAAAGAAAGGAGATATTGTTTATTACCAAAAAAAGGATATTTATTTTGAGGCTATTGTATCTACTATTGATTGGAGTAGTTCAAGCGCACAGTTAAGAATAATCAAAAGAAATATCAATTAACAAATGGTTATTTATATTTATATAAATATAAATAAATACTACTCACTGTTGTGCCACTCTTTCCATGGTTTTCGGTACTTGGACGATACGTAAGGATCTTTAATGTCTCGAGTTTTAACATATACTAGTTCTTGTCTATAACTGTAATACACCTTTTTAATTCCATACTTCTTTATCAGTTCCAAACAGTGCTTGCAAGGTTTGGAATTATTCATAGTGCTTCTTACAACTATGAGCTTACACTTTCCCATATATCTACGTATCTTATTCACATTAGCGTGGCCCTTTTGCCCCGCATGAACCCTGTAAAACTCGTTCTACACAATGTAGAATTGCCTTAGCCTCGGCGTGATGGTGCTCATTATTATATCCTGATGCTATAATAGTATTTCCCTTGATTAATAAGGCTCCATGTCTATGAAGTTTATGAGTACTTTGCAACGACATATCGACAGCAAATTCGCAAAACTGCATCATAGTTATTTTTGTTGTATCAAATTAATTTTTAGATATTTATTATCATTTTTGTATTTCTGCGACATAATAGCACATTCGTTTATTTTTATCAGCGGTGGTACAAACATCATAACCATTTGGATCTTTATCCTTTTTGTACACCAATTTCTTGAAACCAGAACCACAGTCTTTTCCTACATGATAACCACATTTGCTAGCATAAGAACGATACATTATATCCAAACTAGCCTCATAAAGATTTCTGATATCCTGATCGGAAAGATCTGTCAGAAGACGGAAAGGAGAAATTCTCGCTTGGTAAAGAATTTCTGCTCGTAGATAGTTACCTACTCCGGAAACTCTTTGTTGTTCCATCATAAATTCAGCAATCCGTTTGGAGCGGAATCTCTTGTTACGGATTTGACTAATATAATATTTCAAACTAACTAATTTCTGATAAGTATTTAGCTTATCAGCTTTAAGTAGTCCTTTATTGACTAATACTGTTGTCATGAGACATGGACCATGGCGTTTCCATATCTCAGTTAAATCTCGATAAAACCCAATACCCCCAAAATGTCTTTGGTCATTATACCATATCGTATGTGTGATTTTCCAAAATCCCGGACGTTCTGTATGGGGAACACCGAAACGGAACCATAGATTGGAATGTTTTTGGGGTGAGCGGACCCAATGTCCGCTCATTCCAAGTTGAGATGTAATATAAAGTATTTTGTTGGTTGTATCAACGGTTTGAAAAACGATTACTTTTCCTCGAGACCAGACATCAGTAACTATTAAAGGCAATTTAACTATTTTGAAATTCTTAATACCATTCTTTTGAAAAGACTTGTTCCATTTTATCTCTACTATTTTGCTGCCCACGCAAATAGGTTTGAGATTATTTACTTGAATACGAATTTCCACGCCTTCAGGCATAGTTATGATTGAGTAATACATCCTTAATAAGGGATTAACAGATCAATTATGGAGTTATTACAAAACAAAACCATCAATGGTATCACTCTCTGAAATAAATCTAGCGTCTTTTAATTCTTCTTCATAACGTTTGTCTTGCAGGTATTTTAGCCAGAATCCAAATAATATAAATAAACTTAGCCAAAATACAATAATCATCAAGTCATCATTCTTATGAATACCTAACATTTGATAAATATACGGAACAGAAGTCATTAAAACTGTAAATAACGAGAAGAAAAAAACTATGAAAACAATATCTTCAAGTAGTGAAGGAGGCATTTAATATTATTTTTAAGTTAATGATATTATATATTTTTTATTTTTCCCTTTAAATTTGATAAATACGATAAGAACTTTTTAAATAAAACTAAATGGAATCTAACACAGCTTTACCCGATAATTTAGAAAAAATATTATCTAAACCCAAGTCAATTCGTTGTAAGAAAAATAAGGTGGGGATCACGGATGATGTAAGATGTGAATATCATATCCAAACCACCGAACATCAAGAATCTCCTAATCGAGTGAGGGTTATAAGACAGAAACTCAAAGATAAAGGTATTTATAAAAATTTGGTAAAGCTTGAACCTCTTGATCCGACTCGTGAAGATCTGTTGTTAGTTCATAGCACGAAATATATTAACAAGGTGATGAGAACATGTACTAAATACCATCATGGCATGATAGATAGTCAAGATGTAAGAGTTAATGGTACAGATAGTTTGATATCAGCTGGAGTAGCAGTAGGTTGTGTATTAAGTGCCGTAGATGCGGTTATCAAATCTAATAGGATTAGGAAAGTTTTCTGTAACATTCGACCACCTGGTCACCACGCTTCTGCCCATGAGGCCAGTGGTTTCTGTATATTTAATAACGTTGCTATAGGAGCCAAGAAAGCATTAACATATCCGGATATTAATAGAGTGCTTATCTTTGATTGGGATCTCCATCATGGTGATGGGACCCAAAAAATTTTCAAATGCAATAGGGATGTAATGTTTGCGAGTTTTCACAAGGCACCACCCTTCTATCCTAATTCGGGAAGTTCTCAAGAAATAGGTAAGTTCAATACACTTCATAACTATCCCCAGACGGACAATGCCACGATTGATAGTTATATGTCAGAGTTCTATCAAGACTTTCTACCGAAGGCTCGAGAATTTAATCCAGACATAATTTTTATTAGTTGTGGTTTTGATAGTCATAAGGATGATTTGTATAAGGAACTGAGATTAGACTACAAACATTTCCAGATTATGACAAAAGAGTTATGTAATTTGTCTAATCAACATTGTCATGGTAGATTAATTAGTGTACTGGAAGGTGGTTATAATTTAAATGTAATTGCCGATTGTGCTGCAATCCATGTATCCGAATTAATTAATAATAACTAATATCATATTTTTTTTATTATAATATATGATAATTCAACAAAAGTCAGAAAACAAAGATTACAAAAAATAAAATATAGATAATAAAAGATGAACAGAAATAATAAGTCTAGCAAACATTCTGAATACACTGATTATACTGATTATACTTGCAGCAGAAGCAACAGAAAATCCCGAAGCCGCTCGGGTAGTGATTATTACAGTCGATACAGTGATGAAAGTTGCAGATCCAAAAGCAGGAGCAGCTATGATCATTGCTATGATGATTGTAGATTAGAATATTCTCATACTCCGATAGGGGTATGGAATCTAGTATTTCAATATGAAACAAATACTTCAAACAATACCACCACAACAATGGAAATGGAAAGACCTTCTCAGTTGTTACTTAATGGTGATTGTACTTTCACCAACAATTCAACACCAGATTTGAAAAACAACCCATTCGGGGTTCTATTATCTACTGGTGTTGGAGTATGGCAACAGACGGGAGACAGAAAACTGAAACTTGAAGCTACACACATTGGTTACAAAGCTTCGGATGGATCTCCTACTGTCTACTATAAAGTTTATATCACTATGAAACTTAACAGGAAAAGAACCAAAGTTCGTTTCTGTGGACAGGCAGTACCAAAGAACCTCGATGATCCTTCCTTGTGTACTGAAACAGATGGAGCAATAATTTGTTTTGGTGGTCACGGATACAAAGTATTAGAACCAAATAAAGCGTGATAACCTGATATCCTTTTCAAAAAATTTTCTTACTAGTTAAAATGTCTTTTAGTAATTCTGATAGTGATGAGTCTTCGGATTATTGTTATGATAGCTATAGTACAGATGAAGATTATACTTTTGTTCGGTGTAAGTTTAAAAGCTTCTGTGATGATGGTCATTGCTGTGTTACTTGGGAATCAGCAATGCAAGATCGGTCGATTCGTTCGATTCAAGAACCAATTTGTGAAATGGTAATTCCAAAGGAAGATTTAGATGCGGCTTATAGCAAGTTTTTAATAACACTAGACGGAAGGGATATGACCTCCTATGTTGATTTCTTTTGGAGACGGTCTCCGGTTGATTCTGGTTCTTTGGAGTTTGTGGATAGGGATGCTCGGATGGATATTTATGAGTATCTCAAGGATGATGATCTGGTTCCCGATATGGCAAAGGTTCATTCAGGGGATTGGAAATTTAATAAGGGTTCTAAGGGTCACCATAAAAAGAACAAACAAAAAGATTAACATAATTCCATATTGATAACCTAAACAATACTAAATAAATAAGATAAATCCCCTAAAGATGTAATTATTATTACATAATAATAGTTGGTAGACGTCTAGAGTACAGGTTCGATTTCACAATCTGCAGGTCCTATAGCTCAGTTGGTAGAGCACAGTGCTAATAACACTGCGGTCATGGGTTCGATCCCCCTTAGGACCTCTCAAATGCCTCGGTAGCACAACTGGCAGTGCATTCGGCTGTTAACCGGAAGGTTCTGGGTTCAAACCCCAGCTGGGGCTTCTTTAGATAGTTATATAGTAGTGTTATATCTTTAGGAAACAGCGAGGTAGCTCAGGGGTAGAGCGCTGGGCTCATAAATTCGAGAAAACCCAGAGGTCGTAAGATCGAAACTTACCCTCGCTAGTATAAGATTTCATTAATGGACGTATAGCTCAGAGGTAGAGCGTTCGACTGCAGATCAAACTGATGAGTCATCGAATGGTCACTGGTTCAAATCCAGTTGCGTCCTTTGGCCTGGTAGCACAGTGGTAATGCGTCTGACTTGTAATCAGGAGATCCGTGGTTCGATTCCGCGTCAGGCCTCGATCTTTATTTATTACTACAATCTATAGGAGATATGCGCCTATGGTGTAACGGTAACATTTAAGCCTTCGAAGCTTGGGCTCAGGGTTCGATTCCCTGTGGGCGCTTACTATTAAATATTTGTTAGATCGACTAACAAATATTTAAATAACAGATTCAACTATAACAGATTCAACTATAACAGATCATCCCAAGTTACGGATCTCAGATCCGTAGCTCCGCATGCATGTTCGTAAACCGTTCTATCAAACCTAGATCCAAACAATAAATGAACTTTCACATTTTTAACCTGTGGATATCTCCAACACCTGCCTATTGCTTGGTAGTATCTAGTGTGATCCGAACACTGGGTAAAGAAGATGATATGATTAGCTTCGGTAACATTCTGTCCTTCTCCCAACATATTAATTGATGATAACAATACTCCAGGATTCGAATCTTCCTTGAACCTTGTTAGTTGCTTTTGTCGTGATGTTACATCATAGTGAGTACTAAAAATATAACTGTTGATACCGCAACCAGTTAGATACTTATGAAGAAAGGGTATATAAGTAACACTCGTATCAAAAAGTAATACTTTATCACCATTTCTATTAGCCTCTTTGATAATGTGATAAGCTTGGACATATTTAGAGTAATTGGACCCCGATTTCAGAATATCAAAACTTGCCTTCTCAATCATCTTCTTTTGAATCTGATGATAGTTTAGAGTGGGATGTTCTTTCACTAGCTCTTTTTTTGCAGAATTATACATTACCCCATTACCGACATCTACTTTAAATGATTTTCTACCAACCATAATATATCCGGCTGTGAATGAGTCACACAAATCCGAGATAACTGGATGAGAAATCGATTTACAAATAGCCGAGACACAATTAAGATCTTGTTCTCCTTTCCCGGTATATGATATCATAGATCTACACATCATTAATACGTCTTGATTTGTTGGAATATCATAGGGATAGTATTCAACGGGTGGTAGTTCTCGAGCGATGATATTCTTGTTAAGACTATAGGTACAATCAGCAGCCTTAAGATCAAACGCTCTAAGAACACTTTTAATCCCTCTAGAAATCCCAGATTTTTTAGTGGTAGTCGCACTTAAGCCAATTACCTCTTTAAAATTATGAACGGGTACACTAGTTTGATGATGGGCTTCATCTATTATCAATAGATCTCTATTGTTTTTAAACCATCCAAGATTCCTATGTCTACCAAGCAAGATGTATGAAACCAAAATGAATTTTTCATAAGGACATACTTTCCAAGAGTCTTTTGGATAATATTCAGGATTAGTACCATGTAATACTTTTGGTCGAGTATTGAAATATTTTTGAAGGGTTGACCACCACATCTTAATCAAACTAGGTGGTCCACACATTACTATCTTAGAATTAGGATCATCCATATAATTTCTAATAGCATAGGATATACTTACTATTGTTTTCCCACTACCAACATCCCCGTGAATCAATTTAAACCTTTGGGTACCTTTCTCCAGTTTATGTACTAGAGATCTTTGTTCAAAGGTTAAGCGATATGGATAGGACATTGGATAGGACATCGTCTTCATTAAATTCGGTCTCTTAGAAGCTTTCCAGGCTTGTTTGCACGTTAGGGCAAACGAATACAAATCATCAGATGAAAGATACTGGCCTAACAGTTCCCAGAAATCTGTATATAAATTAGTTATATCCATATTGCGGATATATGGATTGAACCATATCTTAATCAGTTTTTAAATCTTAAGTAATATCATATTAAATCCTTTCCAGGATACGCAGCTTATAGTGGTGCTAAACCTCCTTGTTTTTTACCAGAATGTTCTGGAGCCGGAATCAAAACAGTAACTACTGGTGAAGTTTGTCCAGTTCCAAAGTGTTTGAATATAGTATCTATTAATAACAGCGGGCAGTTTTCTGGTAAAATTAAAGTAAATCAAGATGGGAGATGTCTTGCGATTAAAAAAGGAGATGGTACCAACGGGACAGGTACCGGGACACCCACAGACGAACGTAGCTTATGGGATAAATATAAATTTGGTAATCATTATAAGTATAATTGTATTTTTTCTCCTATTGGTATTGGTAGGAATTTTCTTCGTGAGTTCAGAAGATAGTAAAAAGAAACGACAAGAGTCTCCTCAGTTATTTGCATTCCTGTAATTAATTATCATATAATAATTATTATATGATAAAGGGATTAATAATATAATTATTATGAATGTATCTTAATTGGTTTAAGAGTCGATACTCTATTTACTCTATAATTAGTAACATTATAGTCAATTGGAATCGGTGAAGCCATTGTATTAACCGTTATATCCGTATTGAATACATTCGTCTTATCTAATGTTCTTATATCTGCTGAATTCATTACTTCAGGCCTTAAAAACCATGTCATTAGTTGTTTGAGAGCAATATCATTAGTTCTCAAGGATCTGATGTTAAAATCTGGTTTGTATGCAGGAATTTGAATTCCATTATAAGGATTAGGACCTTGAAACACTGATTTTCTATCATCAATAATAAAGGTATTCTCAAGACTCATATATTTGGACAATCCCGGTTCTTGTCGTATCATCTTTTCAAGAGGTTTAGTAAGTATATTATCAGTGGTTCTTTCGCACTGATCTCTTGCATAAACAATATGGGGACGCTTGATATCCTTGAATAGGAAATCAACAATAGCATGCACATATTTCTTTTTTCCAGCTGACCATACAGCCACAACCTTAAAATAAGAGAAACAGGCAATTAAAAATTCTTTGACATGAGGTCTTACTATACCCCACATTTCTGTTTTTATACCCTGTCCTTTCTTATAAACCACGTCGTCCATACTAATTTCATAGGTCCTATTACGCAAATCTATTAATTTTGGGTCTTTCATTATACCAAGTGATCTTAATTCCCCTAAATTTTCACAGGAATGAACAAGAGTTTCATCCAGATCTAACACTATACATTTATTTGTAAGTGACTTGAAAGGTATTTTATCCAGGGAAGTTTTATATAGAGTAGACATGAAAGTTTTCTTTTGGAATATTTTTTGTTATCTTTATTTTAAAATAAAATAAAGAATAAAACTAATTATTAGTGATCTTATTAATATAGTGAAATAATCTTTTTTGTATTAGATAGTTTAAATCATTTATTTTCATCAGGTTCATATATGTCCTGACAATTGAATAGATTAAAGATTATCCTGTATATCAAAAACTGTATGAGTTGGATTTCAAAAGAACATAAAACTATTTATTTTAAAGCTTTTAGTGCATTGTATAAAGATATTAAAACCGCATCCGGTAGTTTAATAGATACTACTGGGAATTTACTCAGTGCTGGATATGAAAAAGTAAGAGATGGTGCTGAATATATAGACAAGAAATTACATGAAGACGATGATAGTTTTGAAGGTGTAAATAATCCTATTTACGAAAGTCGAGATGATAGTGACTATGAAATCGATAATAGTGACGATACCGACGATTGTCTAGTTCAAATGGGGAAAATATACCCTGATGTCTTAATCAACCTAAATTCTAAACATAATAATCTGAATAGAATTTGGATTATTGATGGTGCAGGTAATCATAAAAGAATTAAGGGAAAAATAGCTTCATATGAATATGTCAATACAATCATTCATAATTGGTTTCGATATGAGAAATCGGTAGATTCTGATCGTTACAAATGGTATCCAACGGAAGATCTCTATACAGCCTATCGCGATTCTACTCCCCGAAAGTTAAATCCTATTAATAAAATAATCTTTCGTTACGATAAATCCGGATATCAGCCTTATCCTTATCATCCTTTATTCTGATTAAATAATACAATTTAATCAGATTATGTTCACTTATATTGATAATCATCATTTAACTTTTTACCTAGGTGTTTATCAGATTTAATACGGTTATGAAATCTATCAAGAAGTTTGGTCGAGTTGTATTCTCCTGATTTCTTGAGAGAATTACCCATTATCACAACACAGTGAACAGGATCCAAATCCAACCATTGCCTAAATAATTTGTATATATTACGATGTATGTTTGAATCATGCTTAGCTCGGTAAATTAAAGCTTTACCTATACTATACCTAAATAAATTTTGATTTGTTAGGGACCAAGACTCACAACTAATCGCAATTACATCTATAAGGTCAGTTTTTTTGTCGAGGATCTTGTCTACTATGTCATCGGGCATATATAAAATTATGGGAGTTCTGTTATATAAACGACCGATTTTCAGAAGTTTCCATTCCAACCTTCTCAACGCTTTATCTCTTACCCATAGGTATTCAAACCTTTTGAGAAATTCCTTAGAATATGTATTACCAGTGAGAATCTTGTATGTAGAATAGTGAGAACCTTCAATCGGAATATTGTCAAACATAAATTTTTCTATCCCACTACCACAGTATTTCAATCGATCCCACAAGGTATCAGAACTATCCATATCCGAATATATCCGATCTTGGATTTCTCGGTTTAGTCCCAATTTATCTAACTTTTCAATTAATCGATGTCGATCTGAAGAACCTCGAAAACGATATTTTAGCAAAATAGACGATATTTTTGATAATTCTATATTCTCAATATTTTTCTTAATTTCTTCAAAATTTGTGTTTGAAGGTACTAACCCGAGAGAAAATAAAAGAGAATCGATTAAAGATCGTACAACCATTTTTAAAATTAGGATTATTTATTGATAATTTTACTAGTTAGATTAAATAAGTTACTCTTAATTTAAAAGTTTAAATTAATTGTTATGCGTATCATTAAAGTAGTGATTAACATACATCTCTAAATTTCCAATATCCCGAAATATAAACTAACAGCCAACAACGTTTTTATTTTATATTTCGTTCTAAAAAGATTAAATGGATTTTACAGTGGCTCTTGTTTTGTATATCATATTACTATCTATGATACTTGTTGCTACTTGGAAAATGGGCATTAATATATTTTCGGCTACAGTTGTGGCATTGTTAGTTTCTAGTGTCTTTTTAATGATTCTAGTACCGCCCACTGATTTAGATAAGTATGCTAATGATATGATTGATGGATGTGATTATCACAAACAAGATCGAGTTGCAGTAGGAATATTTTGTACAATTTACTTAGTAACATTAGTCATTGTCGTCTGGTATATCCTGGAAAAAGCATATCAGGATCGAGTAACTTGTATCGATTTCCCAAAGGACAAATAAATATAATTAACTATGTCTTTTAAACTGATTAAATATTGTTAACCTAATATTTAATCATTTACTTACCTTGTGATTTACACTTGAGCTATTTCAACCTTGAACTTGATTCCACGCCAACTACGCTGAAATGTCTTACCCATCCTTTGCTCAAGTTCAGACTTTGCCACTGGACGATCCGGACATTTCATACCTTGGAAACATTCACGGAACCAATCCCTGAACCTTGAATACATCTGAGCCACTGTAATCTTTGCATCTTCATCCACTGGTTTATCCTTACCTTCCGGCCAATTAGGTATCAATTGATAAGCTCTCTCAATATTCTCATTGATGAATTGCAAGTAAATGTCATTCTCGTTCCAGTATTCAGTAGTACTTTGAGTTACCAGTTCGGGTTCTTGAAGTCCTTCTTTTCGGTATTTTCCGTACATTTGAACTAAATACCACATAAAGGCAGGAGCCATTTCAGGAATTTGAGCTTCGAAGTAAGGGTCCTTTTTAAACAATCTCTTTTTATATCTTTCATCCATACTCTTCGGAGGTTTTGATACCCATGTAGACAAGAAAGGTACTAACCTAACTCGATTTTTCATAGCTTTGTCACTATGAGGAATAATCGGGACAGTGTTACACATAAGAATCAAGGTAAACATAGGTTCAATCTCACCCCCGTTATCATTCAAGAAACGAGCAAAGAATCTATCACCTCCAGTCATCTCTTTGATAGTACCATTTTTCAAAGGTGCATCGGAATCAGGTTCCTGGGCAAAGGCGATATGAGCATATTTTGATCTTGCCACTGCTGGATCAGGACCGCCTCCTGTTCTTGTAGATGTGAATATTGTGGTAGGGAAAGTAATACAATAAGCACCAAATGCAGATTCGAATACCTTTTTAATCATCGATTTAGAATTATCCCCTTGTCCAGTCATAATCGGAAATAACTTATCAGAATTCCTACCCTTGATACAAGATCCACTAATTTTTCCAAAATAATCTAATAGCTGTTTATTGGGAAATACTTTAGTCAACCATTCTAACAACTTGATAACCAATGGATGCTTCCAGTGGAGATCATGTCTCCATATAAGTCCTGTACTTTTGCTGACATAATCCTCTGGTTTTCCGACTCTCATCACCGCTTCTGTGTCGGTTGCTTCTAATACACCATTTACCATCCCCATCAGATCTGGATTAGAGTCGAGTTTTGCGTCAAAGTCTTCAACATAGAACTTTTCCAAACACTCACTCAACACGTTGTTCTTGAAAGTTCGTTTCTTTAGTTTAGAAATCAGGTTACTTACCTTCTTCACCAAAATTTCTGCAGAATCCTTAAATCGACGGTCAACAGAATCTTGTATCTTGATACTCACCACAGTTCTAAATTTTTCAAAAATAGAAATGAAATCGCCACTGATATAGTTTCTGAGTGTATGTCCATTATCCAACTTCTTCCAAATATGGTTCCTATAATGATACAGACTACTTTTAGCTAGAGAGGAACAGGCAAAATCCAACCAATAAACTCGATACAAAGCCTCGGCGACATCGGCATCTAGACAAGAAGTGGCTTTTTCCAAATATGGAGTATACCATTCTTTATGCCAACGATCATATTCATCTGGAGAATCCATCCTGGCGTACCAGGCTAGAGTTTTGACCGTGTGATTGGTTTCATAAAATGTCTGATATAAACTCTTACATTCTTCTCCACTGTGATTATCAGAACGTTCAGTGAATCTTATCCACATTTCCAAACCTCTATCATTACCATCAAAAGTTCCATACAATGACTTACCAACATCTATCCAAAAGTGATCACATTCCACCCTTTCTCTGCTCAACATCGGTAGAAACCTTTCTGCGATCTCTGTATAGGATTCCTCTCCATCACATGTATCACTAGTTCCTCGATATCCACTTTGGTTATAGGACCTGTCTGTACTAGATTGAGGCACCCCACGGAGAACTTCTGGTGGAACTTGTTTAGAAATTGTTACTCCTTTCCAATAACTTACAGATAAAAACATGGGTAACCATAGATCTCTATCTTGTTCACCTGCAAACATACTGGCGGAAACAATACCGTTCTGTACATGTTCATGATTTTCGGTAAAGAAAACTTGTTCTATCTCTAATACTTGGGCCTGGGTAATATCAATATGCTCTAGCTCGACCCGCGAGAAAATATATTCTAATTTAAGTTTCGGTATTGTAGAAAGTGTAGAACTCCCATACATAATGCATGGCTTTTCGACAGTAAGAGGATCTATGATTGTTTCCCAATCATTCACTGGTTGATGATCTAACCTTGAAATAACATTTTCAGTACGAAGTATCTGCAAAACAAGTGGCCTTAGAGTTCTAGTTTGTACTGTAGACAACGTTTTACAATAGGGAAAATGTAGTTTAAATCTGGACACAATCAAATTATCCTCTAAATATTCCTCAGAATCAAGCACACAGCATATAAGCTCTACAGCAGAATCAGATATCTGTAGGACCCGGAGAATCGCCTGTTGGAAGCAATACACCACAGATAAAAGAAAATCATAACCATAGGTTTCTGTATTACCGTCAAGAGGATGAAATCTCAATGTAAAATCAGCCATAATTGGCATGTGTTTTTTCGGAAGCTCCGCTAGACAGAAGTTACCATCTTCTTTTTCCTGTACCAAAGAACAATACGAACGCCAGAACGATTCGTAACTTCCGTCAGGTATACACCACTTGGAATTAGGACCATATGTTGTAATATGTGTGTATTCCTGTGAGTTAGATTCTTGGTGTTCTCGGAGTAAATCAAGTAGAGCTGGGTCCATTTGTTTAACCAAAATCAAAAAGATGTTTTTATTAAAACAATTTCGTTTAAATTGAGTTTAACAAAGTATCTATCGATCTCTATGACGGAAACAATTAAGACTATTCTACCTTGCATAGTATAGGAATATGTAAAAACGTGGTTGGAAAGTTACAAATTACAAAATATATTTCGTAACCTAAATATTCCGAGACAATGATATATTAAGATATATACTCTTAATATATAATTCATATTTATTACTCATGATATAAACGCATTTAAACTCTCTAACACCTACTTGTTTATGTAGCTAGGTAGAAATATTATGTTGATGATAAGCTAAAATTAATATTAGAGAACTTTGTTGTTGCAGAGCTAGCTGTTACCACATCGATATCTGATTTCTTAGTTGATTTTACACTCGATTGTAAATTCATACATTTAGTAGGAATATTCTTTAGACACCAACGGCTTGTATTTTGATTCCAATCCCACAAAGAATTATTTTCTTTGAGCTTGGGATTCACCGACCCGTTGACCAATACTCTCTCAATACCCAATGATCCATTGCTTGTCGTCGTTTCATCATCGACAAGGACTGTATCAGTAGTGGAAGATTCTTTATCATATAATGCAAACGCCATGCCTAAATCACTACATTTAGTAGTACTATCTACATCGATAACACCACTTTGGGAGGGCATCACACTACAAATATATCCATCCGGATCGTGATGGAATAGGATATTATCTATAGAAGTGCTTTCGGTCCAATTATACTCAACGGTACCCGTATTAACCGTTGTATCTGTTGGTAAAGTATATACTATTTCACCAGTAGATTGCCCGCTCTTCCTGATTAAGAACGCTTTGTTAATCTCACTCCCAGGTGAAAGCCCATCTCCTCTCTCAACTTTTGATAAATTAGGAGATTTGGAATTAGTTACTACTAATGCTGCTCCATAAACAACATTTTTAGTATTCTCTGGAACTGTAACACTTAGAGTTCTTGTAGTATTAGGTGAAGATGTGCTAGTTCTTTGTACTATAGCAGCCCCTCCACTTTTAGGGCTACCATTAGGATTAAAATTCAAAGTTGGGTTACCAGATGGATACACGTACAAAGTTACTACGTCGTCATCATTTCCGACACTTGTCCACGATGCTTGAATCGTGGTTTGAGTCGGAGTTGTAAACTCTGCTCCTGTAATATTAAGTCCTTCCTCATCTTTTGATTTTCCTCGCTCATACAACCAAAGTACAAGGAAAACGATAGCCGCGACTAATACTAAAAATATTAATAGAGCCCAAACCCAACCCATTCCACCACTCTTTTGTTCTGTTTCGTATGGATATATGGCTCCATATTGAGTTTCATAATCAGACATATTTTTTAATTGAGAAACAATTAAAAAACTTGAAATAGATCGATCTAAAATACTGTTTCTACTCAATCTTGATTACGAAAAATCTGTATTGCTCGAATATACATTAATATCTGTGCCTTAAAACGAATTATTAGTCTTCTTTTTTCATCTTGATCTACTATGTTAACAGGGAGTAACTGATTCATATGTGGAACAATTATTTCGTCCTTAAATGTTTGGGGAGTAGGATTGTTTTTTATAGCACGAAGAAAACTTATAGTAGCAGCCATTAATTTCATATTCATAGTACGAAGTCCTGGCATATATACGAACTCATTTTGAACATTTTCTCGAGCTTCTTTCGTAAATTCTGGATATTTTTCTAATGCTTGGTTTAACTTCCAAGCCGCCAATTCGTTAGGAGTCATATGGGGTCGGGTTAGTTGTTTGTAAAGAGCCCCCGACACACCAACCATCTGGGAGGGTCCTCTCCCAAACCTTGCTGCTTGTTCTCCTCTTTGTCTTTCTGGTGCAAACTGGATTCTCTCTTCAGTCATTATTAAATTTTAATAAATAAAGATTAAATGTATCAATGTTAAAAACCAAACAAGAGAAAAAGAATGTCCAAAACTTTTGATGTTTCAAAATTAACACCCTTACCTGATTATGTTGTTAATGCCCTAAGTAAGACCCAGAGACCTAGACAGGTTCCAAGTCAACAAACTCTAATCGTTGATAACGAACCCCAACAAGGTTTGTCTCTACCGATTTTGACACCATTGCCGCCTATCACAGATTTACCTACAACTGTTCAGGTACAACCAGTCCCCGACAGAATATCTCAACCACCTCCAGGTACTATTCAGTTACCGGAAATCCAACAAACTCAACCAACCGAACTTAATCCACGACCTATACCAACATCATTGAATGGACCCGCGTCACAGACAACCTTAAAAGCCTTAACTCCACTACCACCTATATCTACTGTTTCCACTATAACAACCGTCGAAACTAGTCCCAACACCGAACATAAATTTACCCAGGAACTCCAATTAGCACCCCTGAGTCCTAGATCTCCTAGAATTGAACGTCAGGCTCCTCCAACAGTAGTGACTCACCCAGTGGAACCCACACAAACCGAAACCTGTTGCATCTGTTATGATACTGAAATTCCTACAACCAATCTACTGACGTGTCAGCATCCAGTTTGCGGAGAATGTACCGCTCAGTTAAGAACACCTAAATGTCCGATGTGTCAACAATTTCTGGAAGGTCCATTAGTTACTGATACTATATTAGCTGATATCATGAATAGAGAAGAGCAACAAAGACTGAATGATATCACTTCTAATTATCTAGCTGGGTTGTATTTGGAAGAGCATCCAGATGCTAATCCAGAAGAAGTTTATGATAGATATAGAAATTAATATATAATAATATATTATATATTACACTTTACTAAATCTTTTTGGATTTAGTTAGATATTTTATATACCCATTTATAATATTATGCGGATCATACCAGTAAAACTTCACAACAAGCATAACCAAAAGCAGTATTTCTTCTTCTGGTTCTACGTCTAGTTCTGCGTCTAACACCACCGATATCCCCAGGGCCCAGCCCTGGACCTATGTATTTCTCTATATCATCGTTATCATCGTTATCATCGTTATCATCGTTATCATCGTTATCATCGTTATCATC